TAATCTGGCCGAAATAGACGTAGTTCGCGTGGTAGCGCAGATTCCACGCGCCAACCGCGACTAGCTCGCCTCCAATACCCGCGAGGAAAGCGGGCGAGCGTAGCTTCTCATGATGGTCGATCGAGGCCGAGGTCTGCACCCAAGTCCCGTCGCCCATGTCTGCAGTCTGTTGCATCCCGAGACCAACTTCTGCCGCGAGAAAAGATTCAGCACGAGCGTGATGCGCTGCGACTGCGAGTGCGCAGGCGATAACGACGTGTGACAAGCGTGGTTTCATTCGGTAGTCTCCTTAAGTCGACGGCACTATGCCGCTTCAGTGGCAAAGCCCCGCGAACGGGGCTAGGCCGGGCTTTAGTACCGGGGATGCATATGGCCTCCGCATTCTCGTTTCGAGGGATAAGGTAAGAAACAACAATGCCTTGCAGCGGGAAAGCCCTCCGTAGAGGGCTGTGCGAGGCTTGCGAGAGCTCTAGGCTTGTAGGTCGTCTGGATCGTGGTAGCCGTCGTAGCGGGTCAGTGGATCGACGTCGGTTACGTCTTGCGCGCGCGAGCGCGGCGCGAACTCACCTTTAGGATCAACGCTAGGCACATACTCTAGTGCCAGCAGACAGTTTATTTTCCTGTCAATCTCGGTGAGGTTCTTTTGCGCTTCGGCTTGCACCTGGACCTTCCTCGCGCGCAGGGCTTCGACTGTGCCTTGCACCACAGCGTCGTGTGTGAGTTCTTCGAACTCTACATCCTTGACCTCGACGAGCACATAGCCCTCTTTTTTGTAGTAAGCGAGACCATCTGCATTAGACCATTCTTTGAGATAATAGCAAACCGTTTCCTCAACCTTTCCGGACTGGTGGTTGTACTTCTCTTCGATCATCGCAAATACTGCGATCGGTAGCTTCATTTCGTCTCTCCCTTACGCGCGAGGTGGAACTCGCGCAAGATGGCTATGATGGCTAATAGCTGGTCCTCGTCGAATTCGCCATCGAGCATGAGGTCCCCCCACCAGCTGATGCGCGCTAACTCGAAGTCGGATAGCTTCCGGTTGGCTTCCTCGCGCGCGAGGTTGAAGCGCGTTTGTTCCTCAGTGTTCATAGTCTAAGCCCCCAGTAATAGCAATTGATCCATGAACCGTACTCATTCCCGATAAAGTGCGTATCGGGGCCTTCGATCGCGTAGTACGTTTCGCTGCGGAGCTTGAGCGGCTCCGTGCCGCTAAACGAGTAGACTTTGTCCTCGGTGAACAGATGACGGCTGCCACCATAGACTTGCTCGTGCAGGATTCTGCTCATACCGCCACCGCTGTTACAGTGAGCGCCGTGCGTGGGGCCTTCGGCGCGAGAAGCGGTGGATGGCTCGCGCGGATGGCGGCTTCGATTGCGCAAGCAATAAAATGCTCGTCAAGGTAAGCCGCGTTTGCTACCGAGATCGAGACTGTGAATTTGAATGTAGTCTGGATAGTCATTTACAAGCCACCGTGTGATCGTAGAAGCCGGTTAGAGAGGGCCAATCTTGGTAAAGATCGGCAGTGAAATGCGCGGCGACGATTACGAGGATTGCCGCGAGAACTGCATCCTGGACGGTCATTTCTTTATCATCTCCCCAAGACCTTTGAGAATAGACGAGGCGTCGATGCCTGGAGAAGTACCGAGCGCCTTCGCGCGAGCAGACGTGCGCGCAACCGTCGCTGCACCCGAACGCACTTGACGCAGCGCTTCAATTGCCTCACGGAGTTCCTCGCGTGTGATGGTGCCTTGCGCGCACTTCTGACGATAGAGCGCGAGCTGAGCGGAAAGTTCTGGGGTCATGGCGAGACCTTGGTCAAGTTGCCTGTATTCTCCGGCAGCGCGGGCATTGGCTTCCACTGCGCGTCGAAAGTCTTGTGGCCGTTGGCCTGCGTGCAAGTAATGACGCGAACCCACAGCGAGCCGTCGTCGGCAAGAACGCAGAGGTTCTGCTTCTCGCCAATGGCGCACATTTGAACTACTTTACGTTTCATTGTCAATCTCCGAAGTGTTTGCGGTAAATCGTCGGGACGATATCGACTTGCCGCTCGGTTAAGTTAAGAGTCTTGCGCCCCTCGTCGCTGCGGGTCCAGACACTCTCGACAAAGGACTGTTCCCAGTCGCTAAGCTCCTCGATGATGCCATGGAGCTGCTTGATCTGCGCGCCAACTGATTTCATTCTACAATCCCCTCCACGAGGTTGAGGTAGTTGGTGAGCAACGAGACGATCAGGTCCGACCTCGCCCCGTACGGGATCTTGCCGTCGAGGTCTGATCTAAGTATTGCCTCCATGCGCTCGTACAATGGTCCTGGTATCGAGACAAAGATCTCTTTCGGTGGTACTGCTGCGCGCGGGCGTGGCATCGCGAGGCTCCATGATTTCGGGAAAGCTCCCGAGGATTGCGGATCTAATAACTGCGCCGTTGTGAATACTCATTTGGCCTTGCGCGGGTACGCCGCCTGTGGCGAGGGTATGCTCAACCCACTCGCGCGGACCAATGTACTCGAGAATACGCACCACACGAACGATGTCAGTCATGATAGACTCCGTTGGTAGCTACGCGCGCGAAGCCGACGCCGAATACGAGCCAGAACATCAGGCTGACAATGAGGATGATAACTGAGCTATGCATGATGGAAATGCTCCTTGAGTTTCGCCGCGTCGTATTTGACCAGCGCGCGCTCGACGCGGGAAGCGAGCGCGGTAGTGTTAGCATAGACGTCAATGATCTCGCGTAGTTCGCGCGTTAGCTCACATGCGGCTTTGGTATTGCAAGCCTCGCACCATGCGAGCACGATTTCTTCAAACACAACTGGCGCGCCATTGTGCGAGCCATCGTCGGTAGCCTCGAACGCCCAACCGGAAGGAACCTCGCGCATTAGAAGCGGCTCACGCTCGTGCACATTACCGCAAGCGCGGCAACGGCTTTGCTTGACCAGCCAGCGATAGGGGCGAATAGTCTCGCGCGCATTCGCGACGAGTAGATCGAGGTCGGGCATCATGACAGGTCTCCAAGGACGACAGTTTCGGCTTCGGTGATACAAGGGAATTTGGCGAGCCAGCGATCGAGATCGGCGATTGCGACAGCTTCGCTGCCGTAGCCAATAGAGTCGAGAGGCTCGTGTGTGAGTTGCATGTTGCCGTACTTCATTTCCGGCCATGCGAGCGCCGTGCCTTGGTAATAACCTTGCGACACGCCGAGATTGACAATGAACTGCAGTCGAACTAACATGGCTCTCTCCGAGAAAACCATCTGACTAGGGTGCGGAGCAGGATGCACTCCGATATAAGGGATAACCCCTAGGATTATAGTAGCATAAAACTAGGGGTATTCATATCGGGGTAAACCCTAGTGCCGCTTCGCAGCCGGATCGCGCCTAGCGCGCGGATTGACTGCGAGCGATACGAGCGCTCTACTACAGACCGGTATCGGGATTAGCCGCGATGAAGGCCTGAACAGTAGTTCCGCGCGGATTGTTCGGGACGCCGGGCGAGTCAAACATTCCCCACGGATTGCCGCCGAGCATTTCGTAAATATTACAGCCCATGATGTTATACTTGTAGCGATTGGCGTACATCTCGGTCATCACGCGCGTATTCCACAGTGCAATTTGCGCGTCCGTATCCCCGACTTGGTCGTTGAATTCCGAGATATAGATTGGCGCGCCATACGTGCGCTGGAGATATTCGTAAATATTAACCCAGCCTCCGCCCGAGTACGTCTGCACTGCGGTGAGCGGGCCATACGGACGGTAGTTGTGAAAGGCACTGATATCCCACCGCAGTTGCTTGTAGCCGCTCGAGCCATCTGGCGCGGTGCCGAAGTACAACATATCCATCGCGCCAATGCCGCAGATAGTAAACGCGTTCGACGCCGCGTAGCAGCCTGGCACCGAATGCACTCCGTCGATACAGCCTGCAATCTCGCCGCGAAACAAGGGCCAGAGGGTGTTCGAGAACGAACTCGGAAACGCGCCATTGTCGCCTGCGACATTGATACCCGCCTTCGTGTCCATTTCGTTCCCGCACTCGTAAACCGTCACACCGTACGGCGCGAGAGCGAGTGCCGTGCTTCGGCCTGCCTGATAGCCGTCTGCATACGCGTCGCTTTCCTTCGCGCCGGCAAACAGCGGTATGCCTATGTCGATACAGCAATACATCTTGATCGCGGTCCCGACCAGAGCCTGCGCGACGGCCGTGATCGAGTTCATGGACGTCCCGCCCTCGTTCGTGATACGCATGACTGTCGCGCCGAGCGTGGTATAGTTCGTAATGCCTTGCGCGGGCGTGGTCGGTCCGCCGCCGGTCGTGAACTCATCCCAATGCGTATTCATGCCCCAGAACCACTTTTTGCCATAGCCAAAACGCTGGAACTTCTGCGTCGGCCCGTTTGACAGATAAACCGTATAACGCTGTATCTGCAGCGAGTCGGTGCCAACCGCCACCGACCCGAAGAAGACAATCGAAATCGACTGCGTCATGTCCATATTAGTCAGGACTTTGACCGCAGTCGAGCTGTTGGACGTGAGCGAAGGCGTGGCCGAGCACAGTGGGCTCTTGGTCGAGCCGCGGCAGGAGATCTTAAAAAACCACTCGTTGGTGACGTTAGTCGTCTGCGTGTCGCTGTAGACGTTTGAAGTAACACTCCCGCCTACGTTGCCAATCGAGCACGCAATGGACTTATTCCCCGCGCTGGAGTTACAAGTCCAAGTCACCGCGACAATCAGCTCTGTGTCCGGTCCCGCGCCGCCGTAAGCGGACAGAGCCGGTACATTGATATTATGCATAAACTCGCCAGACACGCCAAGCGAGCCCGTAATGAGCGGTCCAGGCACTGCGCTCGTAACAATCGGAATTAGACCCTGCAACGGAGGAACATAAGTGCCGTCTGCGAGAATACCTTGGGCGGTAGTCATTAGAGAAATCCTTTAACGAGGTTGAGTAACGGACCAAGCGAATACAATTGCCGCTACGAGTCCGATAACGAGTTCAACGTATTTTATAATAGTCACGAGCGCTCCGTAGGTGCGTTAAGGGTTAGAGGATTTCGGTTCGATTCACAGTCAGGTAGTTGGCATACTCGCCTGCGTGCTCGCGCGAGATGAACAACGCGACCGAGGGCGATTCGTACGCGCCATACACTCGTATGACCGAATGCATCTGGACCATGTTCGCGTGGCCAGGCAATTGCACATAGCACGTTTTCGTACTGTACAGCACAGGCACGTCCATTACAGCTGGAATCACTTTGCTAGGGTCTCGCGGCATCTTGGGCTCCATAAACGCGAAAAAGCCCCTCGAAAGGGGCGCTGCTCGTTGATGCTTGTTAAAGCCTGCTCGGTTTAAAGCCACGCTTTCGCGTGTCGGAGAGTGCTACCTCGCATGCACGAGGCCGGAGCAGGCTTGAAAAAGCACCCTTGGCGTTTGCCACCAAGGGCTTGGAACTCTCGCGCAAGCGGACACGATAAACTCGCGCGAGCGGGGTTTCTCGTTAGACGCTGCGCCAGCCAAACGGCGCGCTTCGATCGCTCGGATCGTTAGGCTGCCACACTGCCCAGCCTACGCTTGGCGAACGCTCCCACAAGCGCGCCTGCTTCGCGACCGCTGCGACTCGCGCGGCTATGAGCTTGCGTTCCTGCTTCGCGCCAAAGTGCGGCATGTAGCGCGACCGTGCGCTCGTGTGGCCCGAGAGCTTGGCGCGTAGCTCACGCACTGCGCGCGTCAGTGCCCGATCCATGCCGAAAATGCTCGACCGCACTCGCCCGAGTTCATCGACAGGCACGTTTCGGCGCGCGAGCGCTTCCGCATGTGCGCGAGTGTTGCGTGATTGCTTATGCTTGTGTGCCATATGATTTTCTCCTAAATCATTCCGTGAATCGGCAGACATTGCGCGACCAGTTCATCCACTTCGTCTCTTTGCGCGGGCAACTTCTTCCGCGCCGCCGCTATCGTAGTAAGCACAACACCTTGCCCGTGTTTGCCGTCGAATCTCAGTTTAACGCCGAGAGTTTGGACGTCCTCACGCAGCTCAAAGACGATAAATGACTTGCCTGCTCTGCCTAGAAAATATTTCGACATGATACTCACCTGATCCGACTTCCCTCCTTTTTTTCCGCTACCTTTTTGCCCACTTGTCAGCGAACCATGTGCGATATTGCACATTACGCGGGGCTCGTTTCAAAGGTTCGCGCGGGGTAATCACTTCCCGCGTTCGCCACCGTTGATTAGACGTTACTAGAGCCCCTGGTAATGTGCACTCACTCGTGCGAGCAAGTGCACTGCTTTTCGCTTATTGGCGCGTTCTCCTATATTGCAGCGATTGAAGCGCGTAGAGCACTTGTGTGAGCGCAATTTGCAATGCGGTCGTTTCGACGTGGCGCGCGAAGTAGCTCTCGGTGATAGCGAGCATTCCGCGCAGCATGTAGATGCACCAGTTACGCTCGCGCGTAAGCCGTTGTGACTTTGTTGCCATAGCAATTTCTCCGATGAATTGCTGGTTTCGAAACAGCGGGGCCAGACACCAGCCCCGCTATGCTTTGCGCTTTTCGCCTATTGGCGCGTTGCCTAGTTCGCCAATCCCGCGAGTGCCTCGGCTGCCGCTTTGGCTGCCGCGTCATTAACCTTGCGCTCCTTCTTCGGCGGCCGGATGCGTTCGATCTCTGCCGCGACTTCCGCTTGCGCGCGCAGTGCATTGTGGATCTTGGTCCGTTCTTTCGGCTCGTCCGACAAGCCTGCAAGATAGGTTTGAACTTCCGACAACGGCTTGCCGTACAAGTTAGCCAGTGCCTTGGCGAGCAAGCCACCCGTAGGCTCTCCGTCTCCACCCGTACCACGCTGCGACCACTCACCCGCTTCGAGCGCTTCGATCAGACCACCGACCGCTTTCGCAGCATCATCGGCCGTCTTTTTGGTTGAGCCTGCGTCGCTCAGTTTCTGGCGCGCACCATGCACAGCGAACGAGTGATACAGCGGATGCGACGGATCGAGCGTAAACTCGTGCTCTTCGCCGTTCGCGAACTTCGCATTAAAAACCACTACCGAGCCTTCACGGTGCGTCTCGGTCATTTTCATTTTCTTTGGCACTGCTGCTACAGTTGCCGTTTCGCCTTCTTGCACTTGCTCTTGAGTAACGTCAGACATTTTGCCTCTCCTACCATGGGTTGAAATGTACGCCTAACGGCGCGTGGTTTGGTGCCGCTACCTGCGCCACCGTTAAAACTAGTATAGTACCCGCGCGTAAAACTACCAGTTCTGTTACACTTTAGCTTCACGCGCCGAATTTTTCTTTCATCTCCGCTTTTACGCGCGCCATCGCTTCGTCGATTTCCAGCTGTTTCACTACGTCCGCATTCGCGTCCGGTGCTATTGCCTCGCCCCATGCTGCCGCGCGGGTATCGGCGCGTACAATCTTCAGCACACGCTTAACTTTCGAGCCGGATATCGCGCGCCATTGCAACACACACGCGCAGGCTGTGTCATACAGCGCATGGCCACGATCGGCGCGCACTGCGGCTAGAAACTTATAGAACCGCAAGCGTTCGGCATAGCACTCTTCCTCAGTCGCGAACGCAACCACCAATTCCCCGCGCGCATGCACAGTCTCGAGCGCGCGCAAGAATGCTTGCGGAAAATCCTCTACTTTCTTGACCATATCTGCCTCCAATCGACTAGCGAATAGCGCGAGCTATTCGTAAGCGGACTAGACTGCTGTGCGCGCCATTACACTATCCTCTGCTAACACCCGCGCAAACACAGGCTCTCCTACCACACCTGCATGCGTGTGCCAATACCCGCGCGCAACCTCGAACGCGCTTTCCGCCGAGTCGGCGCGCACAGCCACACGTTGCGCGTGCACTCCAATCGCCAAACAAACGAGCCATGCAGTCATGATAGACTCCAGTCGCGCGCACAACACGCGCACATGAACATTATACAATCCGAAACACCGAAACAAACATAGGTACAAACCCTAATACCAATCACGAACCAATCGAAACACCGCCACCCGCGCAACACAGTTCACACAGTTCACATAGCTGGCCCGGTCCCGCGTCCGTCGCGTGTGGTCGGTGGAAGGAGTGGGTGGAGTGGAGAGAGTTGTAGTAGTGTATATGTTTCTATATTTTTTTTTTACTTCATACATATACACACCCCTACACACACCACCACCACGCCAGCCATCCTCCCCCCATTCCAACCTATCGCCAACTACGCAACTATGTGAACTGTGTGAACTATGTTCCAATAGTTGCGGGAGTTTCACCGCTCGAAGTAAACCATACCCGCGCCACTTGCGCCGCCATCCCACGGTGCTGCGTGTGTCGCGCCGCTTAGTGAGTCAGGTGCATCAAGACATTCATAGGTGAAGTCAACCGCGCAGGCTTCTTCCCAGTCCGTGCGTAGCTTGAACGATGCGCAGGCTGCGCGCTCGTCGTATTGTGTGTAGGTCATTGCGTTCTCCGTTTGCCCGCGCCATTGTGGCCCGGTGATTAGAGTCTAGTGCATAGCGCGACACATGCAAGCCATTGTTACAACCCCGACGGTTTGTAAGCCTACGCGCCCCTGCCACCGAGCCTGCGCCCCCGCGCCTGGCCCTAGTCCAGTGCCCCTTGGAGGCGGTGGGGGGCAAAAAGCTCGCACCCGCGCGCGCGATATAGCCCAGAGATGGCGCTTGGCCGGAATTGCCCAGAGAAGCTAGGGATTTATTTTTGCGTAATACTAGGGGTGTTTAGTGATCTGGCCCCGCTTCTGTCGGCCGTGGCTGTGGTCCGGCGCGCGGCCCGGCGCGAATGACCGGCAATGCCCCAGGAATGCGTTAGAACGCGTTTAAACGCCGGGCGCGTATGGTAATGACCCCGCGCGCAGGAACGGCGTAGCGGGCGCGCTATAAACCCTAGCTTATCCCCCGCCCCTCTGTGAACTTCCACACGCGCGGGAAAGTCTAACCTGGCATTGGCTAAGGAGTCTGGCAATGAACATCATCGAAAAGATTGGCGCGTACGTGAAGGCTGGGCTGTCGAGCGCAGAGGCTGCGGTCAAGCTCGAGTACGAGCACGGCGTGCAGGTGACGGAAGAGTGGATTGATAAGATTCGCAGCGCGGATGGCTTCAGCGCGTTGCTCGCGAAGGTGGAAGCTTACCTCGCGCCAACGAACAATATTGGCGAACCCGAGGGTCCGACTGTTGACATGGACCCTCCCGCGCCGGCCGTGACGACGCAAGAGCCCGTTGCGCCGAACGCACCTGCGGAACCGAAGGCGGAGTGAGGAAATGAGAGTCTATAGCAAGACAGGATCGTTGGTTGCAGAGTCGCCCTCGCGCGAGCTTGACGCGCTGGTGGCTCGCGCAACTGCGCCTGTCGAGCCTGCTACAGACTTGCTTGCGGACGCGAAGAATCTCGCGCCGGTTTCGATCGAGCTCGAAGCCGTGCGGATGTACGCGGAGACCGGGAGCCTGGCGGAAGTCTCGCGCCAACTCGGCATCGCGATTTACCAGCTGCAAAAGCTCCAACGCACGGAATGGTGGCAGAACGAGCTCGCCGCGCTTCGGCGCGAAGCCAGCGCGATGAAAAACGCCAAGCTCACGCGCATCCATAACCTCACCCTCGAAGCCCTCGAAGACCGGCTCGAGCACGGCGACTATGTCCTCCACGGCAAGGGCTTCATCCGGCAGAAAATGAACGGGCGCGATCTCGCGCGAGTGGCCGAAGCCGTGTTCAAACAACGCCAGTTGCTGATGGGTGAGCCCACCCACATCGACGGCGCAAACAAGAAGCTCGAAGAACTTTCGAAAAAGCTCGAGGCGCTAGGCTCGCGCAATCCCGCAGACGCTCGGCGCGTGATTGATGTGGAGGCGCACTATGTCCCGCCCGCAGCTGAAGCTACCTCTCCCTGCTCTCATCGGGAAGAATCCCTCGTTGGCGAAACAGTTACAGGAGATGATTGATGAGTGGTTCGCAGCTTGGGTGTGTTACCACGGGTACTATTGTAGCTACCTGGAACCCGAATCTGGCATTGTGGTGGATGGCACTCGACGAGTTGAAAACCTGGCCATTTCCGACAGGGGGACACGTTGGTTCCGGTTCACTGAACCCGGCGACACCCGCGACGTCAGACAAAGCCTCGCCGAATTCGACTGCGCCCTCACAGCCTGGATTGGATCGCGTAACAGGCTCATATGGCGAACACGACCTCGCTGGACGCCCCATTTCACTATCGAATGTGAGGTGTCTGCAGATTGGGGAGACTGACGTTGGCGCGTAAAGCAAACGACTATCCGCACCCCACAGCAGGGGCTGAGCGCATCAAGCTCACGCCGAACATGATTGCAGGTTTTTCGGAAGTCTTCCTCCACGATGGATTCGATAAGCCTAAGCCTGCTCCTGCTTTCCACCGTGACTTATGGGAGTGGGATTGTAGTGACGCAGAACTCGGCGTTGCCGTATGCCCGCGTGGTCACGCGAAGACGACTAGCTCCACAATCACCTGCGCGCTGGCTGACGTCCTGTTCGGCGCGGAGGATTTCGAGATTCTTATCGGCGTGAATGAGAAGAAGGCCGCGCAACTGTTGGCGAACATTGATTACATTCTCACCGATGAACAATACATCGGGCTGCAGGAAGCTTTCCAAGTAGAGGTAGTGCGGAGCAATGAGACAGAGCTTGTTGGCCGAGTGAAGGGCCGAGAGTTCTGCCTCATGGCACGCGGCAAGGGGCAAAAAGTCCGCGGTGAGTTGTGGCGGCAAAAGCGCCCTGGCAAGATCCGCGTCGATGACCTCGAGGACGACGAGGAAGTATTGAACCCGGACTCGCGCGCGAAGACCAAACACTGGTTTGAGAACGCTGTGCTTCCGGCGCCTGCGGACGGCGGCCAGATCCGCATGGTCGGAACGATCTTGCATGAAGACTCGCTGCTGAACAACTACATTCACCAGTCACAGTTGCACAGCGCGGAATGTCTGGCGCGTGGTATCGAACCAACGTGGTACGGTTTCTTCCGCTCGGCTCACCGAGGCATCGACGACTTTCGCGATATCCTCTGGCCCGAGATGTTCTCCGAGATCAAGCTCAAGCGGATTAAACAACGCTACAGCTTGTCGAAGAACCTCAACGGTTACTCGCAAGAATACCTCGGCATTCCGATCGCTGAGGGCAATGAGTTCTTTGTCTCAGAAGGCTTCGCGGCAATGGAGGAATCGGACTTCCAGCGCGTGATGAACAAATACGGCGCGATTGATTTCGCCGTGAGCACCAAGCAAGACACAGACAATACCGCTTTCGGTCTGGTCGGCGTCACAAGCGAGAACATGCGCAACGTGCTCGAAATGGACGCGCAAATTCGCGATACCCTCGACGCGGCAGAACGCTGGTTCGAGCTAGATTTGATGTACAAACCTGAATACTGGATCGTGGAAGACGAGAACATTTCCAAGTCCGTCGGACCGTTCTTGCGCAAGATGATGATCGAGCGAAACCATTTCCTCAATATCAAGCTCGTGCGACCCAAAAGCGACAAAAAGATGCGCGCTCGTTCCTGGCAAGCAGTCCACGCAGCCCGAGGCGTTCGCTACAACAAGCAAATGCCTGGCGGCTACGACGATCTCGAACACGAGATGAAAGCATTTCCCCGCGCGAAGCACGACGATCGTGTCGACGTTCTCAGCATGATCGGTATGGACCTTGACGCGCAGGCTCCCGCCCTGAGCGAGGAAGAGCAGGATGAAGAAGACTACCACGAAATGGTTATTGGAACGGGCAGCTCGGGCCGCAGCGAGACGACAGGTTACTGAGGTAATGCAAATGGCAACGGTTCAAGAACAGCTTGCCGACCTCCGGTCGGCGCATACACGTAGCACACTGCCTGATGGAGTCGATATTCCGTCCGATGTGTGTGAGTGCGCGATGTCGCAATGCGGCCTGTGTGGACGCGATGTGGCGAGCTGCAACTGTGATTTTGGAGTGTGACGAGTGAATCTCGAAACCATTGTCCCGCTCGAAAAGATTTTAAAGAGTCCGAACCTTGTTCCCGCTTTGAGCGAGGATGAGGCGCGCGGACTCGGCTTCGACATTTGCGAGAGCTTTAAGCGAGACAAAGAATCACGCGCCGGTTGGGAAGACCGCATGCGTAAGGGCATGGAGCTCGCGCTCCAAGTGGTAGAGAAGAAGACATTCCCCTGGGAAGGCGCGGCTAATGTCAAGTTCCCGCTCGTCACAATCGCCGCACTCCAGTTCCAGTCGCGCGCATACCCCGCGCTCATAGGCGGCCCGAACCCTGTCACCACCAAGCCGCTCGTGCCCGGCAAGCCTGACGAGGAAGCCCGCGCCAAGCGCATCTCCGCGCACATGTCCTACCAGGTGCTTGAGCAAATGCTCGACTGGGAAGAAGAGGCTGACAAGGCGCTCTTGATTCAGGCCATCATGGGCTGCGTGTTCAAAAAGACCTGGCACGATCCTGTCCGCGCGATTAACCGCTCGGTGTGTGTCTCCCCGCGCGATCTGTACATGAACTACTGGGCCACGTCGGTCGAAGAGTGCCAGCGTGTTACGCACTTGCTCTACCTCAGCCACAACGATGTGCGCGAGAAACAAATGCTTGGCGTGTTCGAGGAATTCCATCCTGGCGCGCACGTGACGCAGCCGACTGAGCGCGATGGCAACGGCGTAGACAAGCGCCAAGGAACCTCGCCGCCTCCGGTCGACTCCGACACCCCTTACGAATGCCTCGAGCAGTGTCTCTACCTCGACCTCGATGGGGACGACTACCGCGAGCCATACGTCGCCACTGTCCGTCATGACACGCGCCAGCTACTTCGCCTCGCCCCGCTCTTCACTCGTAAGGATATCACCTACTCGCGCGAGAAAAAGCCTCGCATCCTGCGCATCGAGCCCTGCGGAATGTACACCAAGTACACGTTCATTCCCTCGCCCGACGGTGGCATCTATGACCTTGGACTCGGCGCGTTGCTCGGCCCGATCAACCACGTTATCGACAGCGGCATCAACCAGATGCTCGACGCGGGCACAATGGCGAATGCCGGTGGCGGCTTCCTCGGTAAGGGCGCGAAGCTCAAGAAAGGCGATCTCCATATCAGCCCGGGCAAGTGGATCACGCTTGACTGCCTCGGTGGCGAAATCCGCGACAACGTAATGGCGCTGCCGACTCCGCAACCGAGCGAGGGATTGTTCAAACTCATCAGCCTTTTGATTCAGTACGGCCAGATGATCTCTGGCGCGACAGACGCAATGATGGGTGAGAACCCTGGCCAGAACACACCCGCCGGGACTCAGCAATCCATGATCGAACAAGGCATGACGACCTTCAACGGCATTTACAAGCGCACGCACAAAGGCATGACGCGGGAGTTTCAAAAACTCTTCCGCCTCAATATCAACTTCCAGTCTGAAGACGCAACGCGCTTCTACGACACGAAGGGCAACATGGCCGAGGTGTTTGGCGCGGACTATACCTCGCCCGGCATTAACCTCATTCGCCCGTCGGCTTCGCCTTTCTACATGTCAGACATGCAGCGGCTCCAGCAATCCACGGCGATCTTGCAAACGGCAACAAACCTCCCCTACGGTGATCGCTACCAAGCCATCCTCTACTACTACGAAGCGCTTAAGGTCCAAGACCCCGATCGGTTCGTAATCGATCCGGCACTCATTGCCGAGGACCAACAGCTGCAGCAAGCAGGCAAGCCTCCGTCGGGCAAAGTACCGGCTGGCGCGCAGCCAATGCCGAATCCGAAAATGCTCGAGATCCAGGCCAAGAACATGGTCGCGCAAGCCAAGATGCAAGACGTCCAAAACAAAGGCAAGTTGGCCGAGGCCGAGCTACAGATGGAAGCCGCGAAGCTCAAGTACGAAATTGCTCTACTTGCCTCGCAGGCCGCGAACCAAATGGCTCAGGCCAAAGGTGTCGAGCAAGGGCATGCGATTGCAATGCTCGAGGCTCAAATCGGCGCGAAGAACGCGCATCTAGACTCTGTGCTTAAGGCAATCGAGATCGCCCACGGCATGGTGCAAACACAGGTAGACAGCGAAAATGCGGACGCAGACAGAAGCCATGAGCGCGCTCTGGCAAGCATGGCGGGCTCACGAGGGAACAGCTCTAGTAGTTAGTGGGCTGAAAGAACGCAGAGCGGCTTTCGTTGAGTCGCTTGCTACCGGGGTCTTCACGTATAAAACGTGTGAGGCCACGGCCTTAAAGACGGCTGAAGTAGTCGGCCGAATCAACGAAATAGACCAGCTGATAGAGCTGATGATGACTGATGAGGATGCAGATGACAAGCAAGTTAGTGATTTCGAAGACCACCAAACTTGACCTACGGGAACCAGATTGGGTCCCCTCCGGCAACAAGATCATGGTGCAACTCGACAAGGTAGAGTCATTCACCCACAGTGGTATTTACGTGCCACCGCAGCTCACGGAGCGAAACCAGATGAACCAGACCGAAGGTACGGTTGCGGTTCTCGGGCCACTCGCTTATAAAGATATGCGCGCGTGGGATGGCGACAAGCAGGAGTGGATTCAACTGGACTGGATTCGTCCCGGCGACCGGGTTAAATTCCAGCTCCACCACGGTTGGGTTCATCTCGAAACAGTCGGAGACGAAAAGTACGAGTACCGCGTTCTCCACGATACAGACATCACGATGGTACTCCGTGGCAAGGAAGAAAATCATGAGTGACCTTCAGGAAGAGCGCGACGCTAATGACGTCGCTGAGATGCAAGAGCGCGCCGAAGCTGATGCACGTCGGCAAGGCTGGCGCCCTCAAGAAGAGTACGCAGGCAACCCCAAGCATTGGGTTGACGCCGAGACCTTTCTCGAGCGCGGGAAAGAAATCCGGACCTTTACCAAGAAAGAAAACGAGCAACTTCGGCGCGAACTAGCAGAAGCCAAGCGCGTTGCTGAAGAGCAAGGCAAGACGATCGAGGAAATCCGCGAGTACCATGCTGGCATGGAGAAACGCGCGATTGAATCAGCTATCACCCGCCTCCGCGCGGAAAAGAAACAAGCACTGGCCGAAGGCAATCTTGCTCTCGCCAGCGAGCTAGACGAAGACATCGACGAGTTGCGTGAAGCACCGTCGGCAGTACCGGTCAAGAAACCGGCTGAGAAAAAGGACGACACCACGACTGCGGTCGAGATGCCGCCTGAAGTCAAGAAGTGGCACGCAGACAACGCTGCATGGTACAACACCGAGGAAGAGAACGAAGACCTCGTTGCCTACGCAGACGGCATGGCTAAGAAGATTGGTACCATCCCGAACCTGTCTATCGACGACCGGCTCGAAATGTTGACCGAGCGCGTGAAAAAGGCTTTCCCCGATCGTTTTACCCCGCGCAAGCGGGTAGCAGTGACCAGCGGCTCTGGCGAAGGCGGTGGCCGAGATGGCTCCCGCAAGTCATCCAAATCGGTCGCAGCCCTGCCCGCAGACGCGCGCGCAGCTGGTGAGCGGTTCGTTCGCCAGAAGCTCTACAAAGATCTACAGGAGTACGCAGACGAGTACTTCTCTCAGTCAGGAGTTTGAAATGAAAATCACAGACAGCAATGAAGGCATGGAACAATCGAGCGAACGTATTCCCTCGCGCGCAGCTGTATCGGAAGTCACGAATCCGCGCGAACGTAATCCAGAAATGGAACAAGGCATCCCGCGTACTCGCACCCCGTTCGGTGTAGGTAAGCTTCGGCTCGGCGTCACGTCGATTCCGGGCTATCACCTCCACTGGATCGCAGACTACCCGGGTCGTCTCGAGGACGCGGAAGAAAACGGCTACGAGTTTGTAACCCGTGGCGAAGTCAAGCTCAGCAATCGTACTGGCTCCGATAGCGATAGTGCCGGCGAGCGCGTGAGTCGTATCTCAGGCTCGCACGAAAGCGGACGGCCTCTTACTCTGCATCTGATGAAAATTCGCAACGAGTGGTACGCGGAAAATCAAGAGTACTACGCCTCACGCACTCGCGCGATTGAGCAGCAAATCAAGACAGGAAAGATCGACGGTGTGTCGCGCCCTGAAACCTATCACCCCAAAGGCGCTGGCATCTCCCTCAAGACCAAACTTGAATAGGTGACAAAATGGCTCAACCGAACTCGCCTCACGGGTTCTCTCCGGTCATTACCAACCAAGGTAATAGCTGGAACGCCATGTGCCATATGTACGAGATTCCGTCTACGGACGGTTCCGCGTACTATATCGGCGACGTGGTGAAACCCGTAGCTGCCGCAGATACCGCGAATATCTGGGGCGCTAATGGCATCGCGCAGTGTATTAAAACCACCACTCCGGCAACGGACGTGGGTCTCGGTGTCATCGTCAGCGTGTTTCGCAACCCGCTCTCGCTCGATACAATAAACGTCCCCGCGACGAAGGCGATTAACTACTACGTCTACGTTATGGATGATCCGTTTGCTGTGTTCGAGGCTCAGTGCGATAATGCTGGCGCGCTCGCTGCGACTGTGATTGGTCGCAACATCTCGTACACGATTGCCGCGCCGACCGGGATCTCTCCCGTATCAGCCACGGTCCTCGCGTCCGCGACGAGCAACACCACGAGCACCCTCCCGTTCCGCGTTCTCGGGATGGCCCCTCGCATCAATGCGACAACCCAAGCGTCATTTACGCCCTTGAACGTCACGTGGAACCAGCACACGTTCAAGTCCGTAGGTGTGACTTCCGCCTAAAGGAGAATTATCATGGGTGCAATTGGCGGTCCGATCACCACTGGCGCACACCCCCTAGCATTGTGGCCTGGTATTCACAAGTGGTGGGGGCGGATGTACAACGAGCACGCGCCGGAATGGATGGCGCTGTGCGAGCAAGACACGTCGTCGATGAACTACGAGAAAGACACGCAGATCATCGGCTTCGGTCTCGCGCAGGTGAAGCAAGAAACCGGAGCTACGAACTACGTAGCCGAGGTTCAAGGCTTCTCGAGCATCTGGACGCACGTCGAGTACAGCCTGGGCTACATCGTTTCCCAAGTCGAACTCGAAGACAACCTCTACGAGGCTGTGTCGAAGACCCGTGCTCGCGCACTGGCTTTCGCGTTCAACCAGACGAAAGAGAACGTCGTCGCAAACGTTTACAACAATGCGTTCTCGGCCAACTTCATCGGCGGCGATGGCGTGTCGTTGCTGAACACGGCGCACCCGAACACGAGCGGCGGCACGTGGTCGAACATGCTTGCGGTCGGCGCGGACCTGAGCGAAGCTTCACTTGAAGACCTGATCATCCAGATGATGGGTGCGACGGACGACGTGGGCAATCTCATCAACATCATCCCGCGCTCGCTGCATATCGCGCGCCAGGAATGGTTCAACGCCAACCGCATTTTGAAGTCAGTGTTCCAGTCTGGCACCGCTGACAACGATATCAACGTGCTCAAGGCCACGAACAGCATCCCCGGCGGGATTCACCTGAACCACTACTTCACGTCGCCGCATGCGTGGTTCTTGCGCTCGAACGCGCCGAATGGCCTGATCTATTTCAGCCGCGTCCCGATCTCGTTTACGCAAGACAACGATTTCGACACGGACAACGCGAAGGCCAAATCGCGCGAACGCTACTCGATCTTCTGGGGCGACCCGCGCACGCTCTGGGGCAGCAACGGTCCCTGAGGCTCCACGTAATCCTAGGCAGGGGGGTTTGCAATAAACCCCCGGTTGTACCCCACGGTAAACCACAAGCTCTAGGAGCCTCTCGATGAACCGCAAACTTCGCGAGAACTACGCGACTGCTAACGACCAGGGCCCGTCCGCGACCAGCGGTTCGACTCCCGTTCCCAGTATCCCAAACGACCCGACGCGCAACTGTGTGACGCCTACGCGCACGTCTGGCCCCCGCACGCAACCCAATTCAAGCCTTGGTGCAACGCGAATCAAGCGCTACACCAGCCCTTGCAAAGCCTAAGGAGAACTTGTCATGGTAACAGTAGCAAGCCAGCCACCGGCACAGTTCGACTGTGGCGTTTCGTTTGACGCGAATTTTCAACCGCTCGACCTATGCGGCGTCCCGAATCCGTTCTTCTACCACTCGGACTACGATGACTTCGGTCCGTATGTTGCGGCGAGCTATACCTCGACCGCAACCGGAACGGCAGTCGCCGCGTTCGCTGGCACAGCTGGTGACGGCGGTCTGATCGCTGGCACTACGGGCACCGCGGCAGGCGTGCTCGCAATCCAGCGCGCCATTGCGGGCTTCACCGTCAACTCGCTTCCGAAGAAGGTCTTCTGGGAAATGCGCTTGAAGCTAAGTGCATGGGCCAGCGCCGGACTCACGGGCACGTTCGGGCTGATTCAGTCGACTGCCACGCCGGGTACGGTGACGGACGGTGTGTACTTCACGTTGTCGGCCGCGGGTGTGCTCGCGATCAACAGCGCAGTGGGCAGCGTCATCACCTCGGTAGCGATTCCGACGGCAGCCTACACCACCGGCGCGAACGTGACGCTTGACCTCGCTTTCGCTATCACGCGCCAAGGCGACGTCCTTGCCTACGTTGACACCCAGCTCGTTGGCTTCGTCCCGCAGTCCAACATCGGCACCACGAACGGCCCGCAGAACGCAGGTGCAGTCGCGCGCATCACCGCACCGACGCTCACTACCGCGAACCTCTGCCCGACGATCGGCTTCACGCAAGCGGGTTCAGTCGCGGTCGTGGCCACGGTAGACTTCATGGGCACCTTCAAGGAGCGTTAAAATGGCAGGCGTTGTCACTCAAATTCTAATCGACGGGCCTCGGAACGTAGTCTCCAAAACTACTGGTGACAACGCCATTGGCACTCCGATTACGAACCAAACCATCCTCGATCCGGCTGTCTTGACGAGCATGCTCCCAGGCATGGCGGGGTCGTTTCCAGCAACTTTACTGCGCATTGACCATATTGACTATTCGATCTCCGACGGCATCACCGCGCAGTTGATCTGGGACGCGGCATCACCCATTATCATCTGTGAGTTGTATGGTCGCGGCAAGCTCGATCCTAAGTGCTACGGTGGGTTTCAGAACAACGCCACCTCGCCTACGGGGAAGATCATGCTCACAACCACCGCGGCCGAAGTCAGCGCGCCAACGCTCTACTCCGTGCTGATCGTCATCCACGCAGTCAAGAACCGCGCAGGAGGTGCATAATGGCCGCGCCATATCAAGTAGGCGACCTCGTCATCTGGCACGATATAGAGCTTGTCGTGATCGAGGTCAAAGCGGACGGGCAGATCGAGGCCATTTCGCCCACGATGCGCGTCAGTGCGCCGCCGCGTGACTTCACCCCCGCCAGCGAGAGCACCCTATAATGGCCTCGCAGAACATCGTCCAGTACGCGTTTGCTACACCCGCGAGTTCGGGCACCACGACCATTGTTGCCGCGCAAGCTGCCCAACGCATCGTCGTCCTGCAGCTCTGCGTGATCGCAAGCACCGCGGATAATGTCAAGTTTCAAACCAGCACTGGCCCGACTGATATCAGTGCTACGTTTTCGCTCGCTGCCAACGGTGGCTTTGTGCTGCCGTACAGTGAGGTCGGTTGGTTTCAAACCAACATCGGAGACGCGCTCGTGTTCAGTCAAACCGTCGCTACCGCGACTGCTATCCAGCTAGTCTGGTGCCCATACAACCAGTAGGAGATCATTGTGGGAACTTTCTCAGTCGCAAAAGACAGCGTGACGCTGTCGACAGCCGCGGACGCAATCACGCTAGTTCCAGCCGCAGCTCACCCGATTCGCATTGTGGAGATCAGCATTGGCGGCATGGGCACGGCGAGCGCGGCGAACTCGCTTGGCGTTTACCGTAGTACGTCAGGCACCACGCCGGGCGGTGCTATTACTCCGACTGCCTACGGCCGTTATTCAAGCACCAACCCGCCAGTCTCCAACACCGTTGCGAACACGACGTATTCAGTAGCCCCAACATTGACCGGAACCTACGCGCTGATTCTACCGGTCAACTCCAACGGCGGCATCTACCGTTGGGTGGCGCGCCCTGGCGAGGAGATCGTCGTAGCGAACGCTGATCAACTTTCACTCCGCCCGCTTACGGGCACTGGCGTTTGCTCAATCCATGTAGTCTGGGAAGAAGATTTCCTATAACCTGAAGGAGCAGTATCATGGCAACAGTAAAAGCAGACTTGGTCACCGTCGACACGCCTCAACCGGCCGGTCAGACCTTCGCGCAGTACGTGTACAACATCCTCGCAGCGGATGGCACAACCGTCGTGCAGACGATGAGTTCCACCGCTACGTCGGTGACGTTCTCGGCTGATGTTCCGGCTGGCGCGTACACGATCTCGGTCACGGCAATGGACGCGGCAAACGCGCCGATGGGCGCAGCCGTAACTGCCGCGTTCACCGTGCCCGTTGCAGCGAGCAACTTCGCCGCGCCGCAGACCGTGACGGTCACTCTGTCGTAATGGGTCATCGGCACTCACGGCGATTGGAACTCCGGTGGCTCTTAGAGCTACTGGAGCTCCTCGGGTGCCGACGGAGGATCTACCAAGCTCCTCTCGCGGTAACGGCAACTGTACACGGTACGCGGCTTCATCCGCGCGGCCATAAATAGTCT